ATTGATAAAATTGATAAAATTGATAAAATTGATAAAATTGATAAAATTGATAAAATTGATAAAATTGATAAAATTGATAAAATTGATAAAATTGATAAAATTGATAAAATTGATAAAATTGATAAAATTGATAAAACTGATAACATTGGTAACGCTGATAAATTTTATTTGATAAATATCAAAGAAATAAGAGATTTAGATAATATGTTAAAATTAAAAATGTTACCTTGCCAAATTGAAAAGGCAATTTTTAAATATAAAAATAAAATTTTAAAATTTAATACTAATACTTACAAATATGGTAATGGATGGTTTGATTATTGGCTTATCAAAAGAATAGTCAAAAAGTTAAATGTTATAATAATTAACTATAATATTCAAGTAATCTTGTAAGATCTTGTAAGATCTTGTAAGATCTTGTAAAACCTTGTTTAAATTACATTAATCTTATAATTGCAACCATTTTTATTAAGTTCAATAACAATTTGATTATATGCTTGGCAAGCTTGTAATTCTGTATTAAAAGTTCCAATGTGTATTTTTTTTCTATTTAGCATATAACTAGCTGCCCATTTTTTTGTTGTAGTTATAGATACGCCATAAAATTTGCTTGATTTTTTATTTGTTTTATCATTTTTATTATTTAGTATATCAATACGAAAATCTTTTGGTAAAGTTATATAATTAGAGATATCGTTTAATATATATTTTGTATTTAGAGTGTTGTTAAAGAAAAGTGCCTGTTGATTATATAATTTTGCACATTCTACTTCTTGATGATAATTTCCTAAATTGTAAGTTTTACCAGCTAATCGAATACCAGCAACATAATACTTTCGTTTAGAATCATAACTCACACCTGTATACTCTGAAGTTTGTTTTTCTGTAATTTGTCGTTTGTTTTCTTCTGGTATATTTCTAGGTACTGTGACATATCCAGGTATTTCGTTTAACAAAAAGTTTGTATTCTCAGTTTGGTTTAGATAAGATGCATAATCATTATAAACTTTTGCAGCATCTATTTCATCAGAAAAGTATCCAAGATGAAAATTTTTGTGATTATTCCGTATCTGAGACTTCCACATATTTTTATCGTTAACCCAAGATGCTCCTTTAAAATTTCCTGTTTGAGCACCACTTTGTTGTATGGTATTTTTATTTGTTTTTCGTATTTTTTCAACGTGTTCTTTGACTTTATTTTCTTCATTTTTTTGTATATTATCTATCACTTCTGGTTTAATTAATTCTATATTAACATTTAAGTTTATTGTTAATTCTTTAAAATGAGTATGACTTTTAATGTCAAATTGTTTAGTGTATTCTAATGACTTTTTAATTGTATTGATTGCATAAGCTAATTCTATATAATTTCCAAAATAAAACCACTCTTTTCTATTTCTAATTCTAAATGGATGTAATGAATGATGGATTAATTTTTCTGCTAAATTTCTATCAAATGTTTCAAATTTAAAATACATTTCTAAAGAATGAGTACTAGAACCTACGTTTAATTGATCTACTCTTGTTACAGTTTTATCTGCTATTCCTATTTTCATATGCCCAGGCTTTGTTTTATCTCGTATACAATAAATTTCACCTGGTATTCTGCTACTAAATCCTTCTGTTTCTGGTTTCAGTTCTAAATCATTAATTAATTTAGCATTTTCTTGTAATTGAGTTTCTTTAATTTGTAATTGTTTATCTTTTTCTAACAATATTTTTTCATTATGTTGTAATTGACGTTTTAATTCAATTGATTCATTAAAAATAATATCATCTAAAATATTTCCTGCCCATTTTCTAAACTTTTTGGCTACTTCTTTTTTAGAGTTGTAAAGTAAACGATAAACTCCTTGTGAACTTAAAAAAATAGTGTCTGGATTTCCACTATTTGATGAGTACGTAGTACGTACTACCTTTTCATCTTCATCAAAATTCATTATACTTGTTCTAATATTTACAATACCTAATACATTTCCTACATCAGATGCTTTAAAATAATAAATTTTTTTATCATTAACATCTTCGTGTATAATAGATATTGGGTTATTTTCAAATGCTTTAACAATACAATTATTATCAGTTTTTATTTCTTCTATCATTATGAGTAGGTTATATACTCATATAATAATTTGTTTTTAAATTAAAAACGCATACTTGTGGAGCCTTATTTCTTCGGTAAAATTGTATTTTAATCGTCTTGTTTATAACCAACGATATCACCTTGTCTTGAAACAATGACTTTAAGCTTGCGTGTTTTTGCAAATTTACGTTTTAATTTATCAAATTCTTCCTTGTCTTTATCATCTTCTTCTTCGTAACGTTCATTGTAATTTGTCGAGTGAAATTTCCACAATTGAGAATGTCCTACTCGAAAATTGTTGTGTGCTTCAGCTTTATACCAAAATACTTGTTCTCGTAAATCAGAGGTATTACCTGACGTTTTTATGACCAGACATTCGTGATTTTGTGTACAAGCATCTAATATGTTACAATAATGTTCGAAGCTGGGAATCATACCAGCATAAGCGTCATAGATTCTTTTTCTATTAGCAACAGATGGTTCGTTGAATATAAATACGTAATCAATATTGCTTCTTAGTTCTGGTGGGATACCTTGTGCATATTGCATAGTTAGGATAAAAAGAAAGTTGTAATGTCTACCATTAAAAAAGATACTTTTGATAGTTTTTTCCTTTTTCCAATTTGCAGCATCGTGTAACATATCATCTAATACTATAAATAAATTATTACTTTGATGTTTTCCTGTTTCAGAAAGACCTTTTCCTTTTGCTTCTCTTATTTTACGTTTTTGTCTATTCATTATACTTTCAATTAAATCAGGGTCGTATTCAGAATGTATAAAACAATCTGGAATGAAATCTCCAAAAAATGGAGATGCTTCTTCTGTACCAGAAAAAACTACACCTGATGGTATCTCGCGGTGGTGGTAAAAGATGTCTCTTGCTAGAAAACTTTTGCCACTCCGCCTTTTTCCGAGTATAAGTATTGTTGCATCTGGCAATATACTTTTAATTTTAAATTTACGGAGTGAAAGTTTTTCAAAATCGTTGATAAGCATAGTTAATTATATACGTTTAAATTTATTTTAATTTTAAACGTGTTATAAAAGTGAATTTAAATAATATATATATATTAATAATGATACAATACACTATTGTAACGCAAATAGAAACAAGACAATTAAATCGCAGCTTAAATTCTGATAAAGCGTCAAAACGTGTAAAATTTAATAATCAAGTTGTATGTTATTATTATTATTATAAACCTATAACTATTTATAAATCCGGTATTAATTATGCTTTAGGTTATGTAAAACGAGTATCCAATATTATAAAAAAAATAATGTAAACGGTATGTGTGTATTTTTATTGTTATTTTATACATTTACCTTTTTTATTAGTTATTTGTTTTTTTGGTATACCAGTTATAGCATTGATACACATCAATCCTGTATCACCCATATCAGGTTTAACTGTTTTTGATTCAAAAAATGGCAACCATTTATCTCGTTGTTCTTGTGAAAATTTATTTTCTAAAAACCAACGTATATATTGAACACTTAACCATTTTCTTTGAGCATATTTACCCTTTAATTTACATTCTATTTTAGGACCAGTATAAGCACGTAATTTTTGGGATGCTCTAACAAATCTAATAGGAATAGTGTTTTTATATAATTCAACAAATTTACCATAAAGTATATGACTTACAAAAAGCATTTTAGGATTACAAGATGGTTGCAATTCTATAAGAATACTCGTTAATGTTTTAAATACAGGATTTTGATCATATATTTCTTGTAATCTATTTATAAAAGTGTTAGCTATATCTTGTAAAAGATAATTATCAATACTTTTCTTTTTAAAATCATTAAGTTTTGTTTTCTTGATTTCTTTAGGAAAATGCGTCTTACAAGTATAAATTAATGTATTGTCATCTTTTTTATATTTCATTGTACATTTTCTATTACATAACTTTCCATTTTTAAATAAAGATTCACAATGATAATCATCACCATCTAATATATTAAATGTATCCCATAATAATATATTATATTCAGAATTCATAATACACAGTGACAAGTTTCTAATTCCTGGGTCTACGCAAAGTGTGATCATCTAATGTAATGTAATTTAAAAATTAAAAAATTTTAACTTAAATAAGTATAAAATTTTTAAAAATAGAATAATTCATACCCTTAACTTTAGCGGGCAAGGTGTTTTGTAAATTGATTTTAATATTATAGGTAAAATGTTTTAAAATTGATTACGTAATTCGTATAAATCTGTATATAAACAACAAAAATTAACCCAATCATTGTAAGAAACAGAATATTTAAATGTAGATTTTAGAAATTTAGAAATATCATTATAAGATATTTGCAATTCATTATGGTAATATTCAGAAAAATTATTACACGTATTTTTGTTTTTATATGTAAATGTAAATTTGTTTTTTAATATACATTTGTCAATGATATATTCTGTCAAGTGATAAGAAACAAGATAACTTAAAAAAAACGGTGACGATATATGAAATCTTTGTTTAATAGATTCGTATAAATCTATAACATCATCTGTTTTATGGTAGAGAAAATTATTTATGACATTGTTAATATCTTCTTCAAAATCACTTGGGTAATCGTAATCGTAATCCATCGCAAAGTATTTTTACATGAATTGTAATGTAAAATATTTTTAAATAAAAAAACTATTTATTTTAGGTGTTTTTTCAATTTTTAAACATTAAAATTTTTTTATTTTACTATATTAAAACAAAACTATGGCTAATATTTTAGAACTTATCCAATCAAATGATATGATTAAAGTTGCATTGATCTTACTTGGAGTATACATTTTTTTTAATTATATGAAAGTGGGTACTAAAAGAGCAGAAAGGATGCAAAATTATTATGGAATTATGCCTGAACAATTAGAAAATGTTCAAGGTGAAGAACAAGGTGAAGAACAAGGTGAAGAA